GCACATATGGATGGTTATGCCGGTGTTCGTATTATCGGTGGTGGTGATCGTGTAGCAGAATTTGAAAAACTTTCTAACAATTATAATGGGAAACTATATCAGTTTGATAACCTGGAAGTCCTTTCTGCGGGTGATAGAGATCCTGATGGTGATGATGTTTCTGGCATGTCTGCATCCAAGCAAAGAAAGGCAGCAGCAGAAGGAGACTTCGCATCATTCCGTAAAGGTGTTCCATCAACTCTGAATAATAAGCAAGCAAAGGAACTTTATAACAATCTTCGTGCAGCGATGCAAATCAAAGAAGGTTGGAACATGTGGGAGATTGCTCCTAAGTTTGATTGGAAGAATCTTCGTGAAAACTTCATCAAAGAAAATATTTTTGAAGTTGGTCATATTGTAGAAAATTTAAATACTGGATTGGTTGGTAAGATTATTCGTCGGGGAACAAATTACTTGATTTGTGTTACGGAGGATAATATTATGTTTAAGTCTTGGATTAAAGATGTGAATGAAGAAGTTGTAAATGGCACAGAGAAACAGGGTGTTCCTGCAGATCAAAGATTAGTTGGGACTGATGCTTTTAGAAAATACGTTGAAACAATGGTTCCTGGAAGTGAATGGGGCAAGCAATTTATAAATAAATATAGAAAAAAGTAAGTATTATCAGATTTCCAATGAGTAACCATATTGTTGAAGAAGGACCTCATAGAGGTCATGCTGCAGGAGATTCGGATTTAGAGAAGCAAGCATCTCAACTTGCTTCGGATGTTAGATATAAAGTTAGAAAATCGATGGGTTCTGGATCTAAAATGAGTCCTGCTCAAGTTTCTAGAGCATATCTTGCACAACTGGCAAAATCTCCTGCCCCAGGTGCTGTCAAGTCGATGGCAAAGAAAAAGTTGATGGGAGAGGCATATGGTTCTGATATTGAAAATGTTGTAGAAGAATCAATTTCTAAAAAAGTTTCTAAAATCTTTTCTGAGAATTATGTGAAACCAGAACCAATTCAACAAGAAATTGTTGACGAGTCTCTTGGTGATGAGAAAAAATATATGATTGTTGTAAAAGATAAGGAAACTGGAAATACCTATCGCCGCAAAGCAACACGGGCAAAGATTGCAGAACTTCGTGCTAATCCAAATATTGCCTCAGTTGAGATGACACATTATGGTAAGGTTACTGATGATGAAGCTAAGTCTGGTAAAAAAACTGCTGCAGCAAAGGCGGGTAAAGATTATGATGGAGATCGTAAAGTAGAAAGTGGTTCTAAGGAACATGCTGGTGCAGTTCACAATGCTATCCAACGCAAGAAGGGTGGAGTTGCTGATGGTCAAGACACCAGAAAAGAAGAGTATGTTGATGAAGCAATCACCAGCGAAAAGGGTAAAGCAAAAGCAGCAGAAATGATTGCAAAGCGTTCTACACCTTCAGGTAGAGCAAAGTCTGGTCAAGGTGCTAATGTTGCTCAAATCAAACATATCCGTCGTGCTAATGTAGATGGGTATGGCGGAACTCCTCCTAATCTAAAAGTTGCTAAGAACCCAGTAAAATCCAACTTTACAGGTCTCAATACTGGAACTGGAAACAAAGCAGCAAGAAGAGCAGCAGCACTTAAGAAAGAAGAGTATGTTGATGAAGGACTTCGTTCTGCCGTAAAGAGACTTCTTGGTGGCAAGAAAAAAGAAGAACCAGCAAAACCAATGAGCAGAGGTGAGCAACTTCGTAAGAAGTATAATGTTGGTCCTGAAAGGTCTGATACTTCTGCTAAGAGACAAATCCTTGATCGCACTCGTGTAAGAGCAGAGAGAGATCAAAAGCAGTATGGTGGTTCAGTGTATACCAAGAGAGTTGCGGATAAATCAAAAGCAGCACATGATCGTTATATGAAAAGTGGTTATAGCAAGTATGGTGTTGATGACCGTCGTGGCAGTGGAAATAAAGCACGCAAGAGAGCAGCAGCACTCAATAGAGAGGAATTTGATTGGTTGGTTGATACTTTAATCGGTGAAGGTTATGATCTCTCTTCATATACTGTAGAACAGTTTTATGATTTTTGTGAAGAAGTCATTTATGAGAAGGAAAATGATTCCGACAGAAAAATTACTGGAAAGGGAGTTAATAACTATAAGGGAAAGAATACTGTAGTAAACATGTCACCATCTATTGGTGAACAGACAGCATCTGCAGAAGCAAAGAAAACTGAAACTGGTCCTACTCCAGAAGAAAAAAAGCAGATTGAAATGAAAAAAAGAATGCTTCAGAAAAAATTGATGCTTCAAAAGCAAGCAATGCAAATGCAAAAGCAAGGAAGACTTCCTTTGAATTATAGTGAAGAGCATGACCAAGTCCGTTACTGCCCTAAATGTGATAAGGACGAAACTAGAGAAGAGTGTAAGTATGGTGGTGAGTATTGGGATGAAAACTCAAAACCAGCAAAGGCAGAAGATCCTCGTGGAATGAAGGCTAAATCTAATATGGTTAGAAATAAATTGCGTGCTATGGGTCTCAAGATGTCTCATGATATAGAAGGTGAGATGGTCGAGTCTGCAGAAGATCGTTTGAGGGATATGCGCCAAGAACGTGGCGGTGTTGATGGTAATGTAGATTATCGTCGTGCTCCCAAGAGCAATACCAAAAAGTTTGGTAGTGGTAAGACCATGGCTCAAAAGGAGATGGAGAAGAAGTATGGTAAAGGTGCTTCTGCTATGGACATCGTAAAGGCACAAATTCGTGCCAAGCATGGTAAGGGGTCTACCAAATAATGCCTGCAGTATCTAAAGCACAGCAACGGTTTATGGGCATGGTCCATGCCGTAAAGAAGAGAGATATGGTAGCACCTTCTCCCGAAGTTGCTCAAGCAGCAGTATCAATGAAGAAAAAAGATGCAAAAGATTTTGCATCAACCAAGCATAAAGGTCTTCCTGAAAAGAAAAAAGTTGAGGAAAAACTTGATCTAACTTCTCCAAAGGAAATTCGTAAAAGAAAAGAATCCGAGCAGAGAAATCGTGAACAAGATCTTCGTATGAAGCATGGTAAAAAATGGAAAGAGTTTACTCAAGACGTTGAACGAGTAAGAAGTAAGGGTAAAGGTATTCGTGGAACTCGCAAAGGGAAGTGGGGAACATTTAATAAAGGTGTTTTTACGCCAGATAATTGATATATAGAATATACCCTATTGAGGTTATCATGCTTGCATTCCTACTCCCACTAGCTTCTAAAATTATCAAAGATGCTGTTGCAAAAATTCCAGAAAATGAAGAACTCGGTGAAAAGATGGTTGAGATCTGTCTTGTTATTCTTGCTAAGGCGGTTAAGTTAACCAAGACTGATATGGATGATCAACTTTTGGAAGTTGTAACTAAGGCAATAAAGGCAAGAGAAGAATAATATTATAAATATCTGTATAAGAAATTTTTATAAAGGTAAGGGAACATGGCTCTTTGGGGCAATAAAGACTCTTTTAGCAATCTGACAGGAACAGTTACTGTAGATTATGCAAATAAAATTATCGATGGAGATACCACAACTTTTGTAACTGCTGGTATTTCTACTGGTGATGTAATCGCAATCGGTGCGGGTAATACTTTTGGTGAAGCAGTTATTGCTGGAGTGACTTCCGAAACTCAGATTTCAATCGCTTCGACTCAATTCTTGAGTGGTGAAGCAATCGCTGGTATTGCTTATACAGTATCACAACAACCAGTATATGCTCTTGGTGTTGGTGAAACTGCAAGAGGAACACTTGGTGGATCAGCATTAATTTATGGTGTTGATGCTACTGAAGCAACTGTTGCCGCAGCAACAACTGCTTTTGGTAAGGAAGCAGGATTCGCCGTAGCACATGCTGGTTGGGTTGCAGTTGCTGCTACCTACACTGATTCTAACGGTAATACCAGAATCAAGAGTGAAACACTAGTTGCTGGTGGTGCTGACTTCAACGGACAGGGTGGTATTTCGACTTCGTTCGATGCTGGAGACGATGCACGATTCCCTGACAGCTGATAACCTGGGTTAATATATGAGATTTGATGAATTGAATGAGAGTAATTATTTGCTCTTTGCTATAAAATTCTACGATAATCCTCAGTCAGTTACTCGGGACGATTTTGAAACTGATTTGAAAAGAATCAGGTATGTTAAAAGACTTTTAAAAAAATATACTAAAGAAGGCACTTTAAGAACTCATTTGATATTGAATCATCTTATTGTTCTGTTTAATGTTTTCAATGAAGCAGCAGTTCCCCTACTCTTTTATAATTTGGAAAGAGAACTTTGGCCTTCTTTAAAAAGTTTTTTAGTTTTTTTAAATAGAGTTCCGAATCATCCAAAGTCGATTTTGGATGATATTGAATTGGATCAAAATTGTTTAGAGGAGTTAAAAAAAGTATAATGAATATTGATAAAATTGTTGATATCATTAGAAATCTTAATGAGGAAGGAATGGCAGGTCTTCCTGCCAATAATGCTTCTAGTGGTGCTATTGCTGGATTGCCACCTGATCAACCCCCCGTAAGAAAAAAGAAAAGAAAGGAAACTCCTGTGGGAAGATATGGATCTAGGAAATTGTGGTTGCAGGATTTAAGAGGAAAATAAAAAAATGTTCAGTCAAGGTTCTAAAGTAGCAGTACTTGAATCGAAACTTGATATGTATGAAGAACTCTCTAAGGAGATGTTGAGTAAGTTAGAATCTGCCGTAGAGAAAATATCTGAGGGTAACAATAGGATTGCTCAAATCCTTACCAAACACGATGAAAGGATTGAACAGAGTATGAAAACTGATACCCTCATCATAAAAATGATTGATGAGTTAAAGGAAACTGAGGATAAGAATAATAAAATTATTCATGAAAGAATAGATCGTCTTCAGGCAGACCTAAAAGGAATCTCAAAATTTAAATGGCAGGCAGGAGCAGTCGTTGCCGCATTAGTTTTGATCGTGAGTGCCGGTAGTCATATTGCACCCATTTTCTTGACATCAAGACCATCTGCCCCTACAATGGAACGATAGTGGAAGTTTTTTGTAATGGATCTGGTTGACTCCAAGTATATTGGTCTGGTATCGTCACGTCTTCAGAAGTTTAAGAAAGTAAAGAATAATCTATATAATTTTCGTTGCCCGATTTGTGGTGACTCACAGAAAAATAAAAATAAGACACGGGGATATCTCTACCAGGTCAAAAATAACACTAACTTCAAGTGCCACAACTGTGGTGCTAGTATGTCATTGAACAATTTCATCAAAACTCTTGATGGAGAACTGCATAAGCAGTATACGATGGAGAAATTTAAGGAGGGGCATACTGGTAAAAACTTTGTTGTGGAAAAACCAAAGTTTGAATTTAGGAAACCAGTATTTAAGAAATCGATTGATCTACCAAAAGCATCCGAAATTCCTGTTGCAAAAGAATACCTGGAGAATCGTAAACTAAATCCAGATAAATTTTACTTTGCCCCAAAGTTTAAAAAGTGGACTAATTCTCAGAAACAAACTTTTGATAATGACAAGTATGACAACAGTCGAATCATTATTCCTCTATATGATGAGCAAAAGAATTTATTGGGATTTCAGGGTAGAGCACTAGATAAATCTCCCAATAAATATATCACCATTATGCTTACGGATAATGCACCAAAAATATATGGACTTGATACAATCGATACAAAACTACCTGTCTATGTGGTCGAAGGACCCTTTGATAGCACTTTCGTCAACAATAGCGTGGCTTTGTGTGGCAGTGATGGTGACTTGGGTTATCTTGAGGGAAGCGATCTCATTTTTGTTTATGATAACGAGCCCAGGAATCGAGAAATTGTCAATAGAATTGAACGATGTATTGAAGGAGGTCAGAGAGTCGTCATCTGGCCAAGCAACATCTTAGAGAAAGACATTAACGATATGGTCCTTGCTGGACATAACGTTATGGACATGTTAAAATTAAATACCTATTCTGGATTACAAGCAAAAATCAAATTTAACAATTGGAAAAAGATATGAGCAACGGGACTAAAGTAGTAAAAAGAAATGGAAAGACTGAACCTCTTGATTTGAATAAACTCCACGTTATGGTGGAAGAAGCATGTAAAGATTTGGCAGGAGTTTCTGCTTCTCAGGTTGAGATGCAGTCTGGTATTCAGTTTTATGATGGCATCACTACCGCAGAAGTACAGGAGATTCTAATTCGTTCCGCAAGCGATTTAATTGATCTAGATCATCCCAACTATCAGTTTGTGGCAGCAAGATTGCTCTTGTTCGCTATTCGTAAGCAACTGTATGGTCGTATGCATGAAACTCCTACCGTAAAACAACATGTAGACGAATGCATCAAAAAAGGAGTTTACGATGCAGAAATTGCGGAACTTTATACCGAAGAAGAGTTTGATAAACTTCAATCATTCATTGATCATAGTCGTGACTATTTGTTTACATATGCTGGATTGCGACAAGTTGTAGATAAATACCTAGTACAGGATAGGAGTAGTGGAACACTCTACGAAACGCCACAGTTCATGTATCTTTTGATTGCAGCAACCATCTTCTCCAAGTATCCTAGAGAGACAAGACTGGATTATGTAAGGAAGTACTACGATGCAATCTCCAGACACAAAATCAACATTCCCACACCTATCATGGCAGGAGTGCGAACTCCACTTCGACAATATGCTAGCTGTGTTCTTGTTGATGTTGATGACTCCCTCGATTCTATCTTTAGCTCTGATATGGCTATTGGCAGATACGTTGCACAAAGGGCGGGAATCGGCATCAATGCAGGCAGAATCCGTGGCATCAACAGTAAGATTAGAGGTGGAGAAGTTAAGCACACAGGTGTTGTCCCATTCCTCAAAAAGTTTGAAGCAACTGTCCGATGCTGCACTCAAAATGGCATCAGAGGTGGATCAGCAACTGTCCACTTCCCAATCTGGCACCAAGAAATCGAAGACATTCTAGTCCTAAAAAATAATAAAGGAACTGAAGATAACCGAGTTCGTAAATTAGACTACAGTATCCAAATTTCTAAACTTTTCTATGAACGTTTCATCCAAAACGGAGAAATCTCACTCTTCTCTCCACACGACGTTCCTGGTCTGTATGATGCTTTTGGTACTGATGGATTTGATGCACTATACAATGATTATGAATCAGATCAGTCTATTCCAAGAAAAACTATCGGTGCTCAAGAACTCATTATGGACCTCTTGAAAGAGAGGGCAGAAACTGGTAGAATCTACATTATGAACATTGACCACTGCAATTCTCACTCATCCTTTGTGGATAAAGTTGAGATGAGCAACTTGTGCCAAGAGATTACACTTCCAACTAAACCTTTGCAGCATATTGATGATACTAGTGGTGAAATTGCTCTTTGCATTCTTAGTGCTATCAATGTTGGTAAACTCCGTGACCTTGAAGATCTTCAGATTCTTTGCGATCTTGCTGTTAGGAGTCTTGATGAACTTATTGATTTTCAACAATATCCCGTCAAAGCAGCAGAAATTGCCACCAAAGCACGTAGATCACTTGGAATCGGTTACATTGGACTTGCACACTACCTTGCCAAAAATGGTTGGGACTATGAAGAATCTCAAGCATGGAAACTTGTTCATGATCTCACAGAAGCATTCCAATACTATCTGATTCAGGCAACCGTCAATCTTGCGAAAGAAAAGGGTGCTTGTGGATATAGTGATCGCACCAAATATGGTCAAGGAATTCTCCCGATTGATACATACAAGAAGGACGTAGATGAGATTGTGCCAAATGAGCTTCACTATGATTGGGAGGGTCTTCGGGCACAGGTACAGCAGTATGGAGTTAGGAACTCAACACTGTCCGCACAAATGCCTTCAGAGAGCAGTTCCGTTGTGTCAAATGCAACCAATGGAATTGAACCACCTAGAGGATTCTTGTCCATTAAAAAATCAAAACAAGGACCTCTTAAGCAGATTGTTCCGCAGTATAATACACTGAGGAACAATTACACATTGCTCTGGGATATGACTTCGAATAAAGGTTATATCAATATCGTTGCAGTGATGCAAAAGTTCTTTGATCAGGCAATTTCTGGTAACTGGAGTTATAATCCTAAGCATTATCCCAACAACGAAATTCCTGTGTCTGTAATGGCACAAGATCTTTTAACTACATATAAGTACGGTTGGAAAACCAGTTACTATCAAAACACATATGATATTAAAACTGATGAGGTAGATGAAGAATCTACTGAATCACTTGATACTTTGATTAGTCAATTAGAAGCAGCAGAGGAGGAAGACTGTGAGTCTTGTAAGATTTAAAACAAATAAAGAGGAGCGTCCAGTGGTCGATTCTATGACCGTATTTAATTCTGAAGAGGTTGATACTAAAAAGCAACCGATGTTTTTCGGTAAACCCCTTGGAATTCAGAGATATGATTCTTACAAGTATCCAATTTTTGAAAAACTAACTACTCAGCAACTTGGTTATTTTTGGAGACCTGAAGAGGTCTCTCTTCAGAAAGATCGTGGAGATTATCAATCACTACGACCTGAACAAAAGCATATCTTTACCAGTAACCTGAAATATCAGGTTATGCTTGATTCTGTGCAAGGGAGAGGTCCTGGTATGGCATTTGCTCCATACTGCTCTCTTCCCGAATTGGAAGCATGTATGAAGGTTTGGGAGTTTATGGAGATGATTCATAGTCGTTCCTACACCTACATCATCAAGAATGTATATTCAAATCCATCAGATGTTTTTGATACTATCCTCAAAGAGGACCGTATTATGGAACGTGCAGTCAGTGTGACACAAGCATATAATGATTTCATTAATCATGCACATCAGTATGATAATGGAAATGATTGGATGCACGCATTAGAGCAAGTTCCCACCGCACTAGAAGGAAGATATGAACTCAAACGCAAACTCTATAGAGCAGTTGCAAATGTTAATATTCTTGAAGGTATTCGCTTTTACGTATCCTTTGCTTGCAGTTTTGCTTTTGGCGAACTCAAGCTTATGGAAGGAAGTGCAAAAATCATCTCTCTCATCGCAAGAGATGAAAATCAACACCTAGTTATTACACAAAATATTCTGAAAAATTGGATGAACGGTGATGATCCTGAGATGAAGAAAATTGCTAAGGAAGAAGAACCTTGGTTAGTTCGCACTTTTGAGAATGCTGTAAATCAGGAAAAACTTTGGGCAGAATATTTGTTTAAAGATGGATCTATGATTGGTCTAAATGACAAACTGTTACAGCAGTATGTCGAATGGATTGCTAATCGTAGAATGAAAGCAATCGGACTTAAACCAATCTATGACATACCAGCAAAGAATAACCCACTCCCCTGGACGGAACATTGGATTTCGTCAAAGGGTCTCCAAGTGGCTCCACAAGAAACAGAAGTCGAATCTTACATTGTCGGAGGAATCAAGCAAGACGTTACCAAAGATACCTTTGCAGGATTCTCTCTGTAAAGGTAATTGTAAATGTAATTGTGTAAAAACTGAAGATGCTTTAGAAGCATATAAAAAAGCAGCAAAAGCAGATGATTATCTGTTTGGAGAATACAATGGATATGAAGCATATGAGGAGGGTCATTAAGACCCTCTTTTTTTATAAATATCCTTATAAAGGGTAATTTAAGAATTAAAATGAAAGCTTTATCTCAATCGGAATATGGAGAACTTAGAAATCTCTATGAAAGCATTTATACTCCTAAAGTAGATCTCACAGAAGAACTTCTTGATGAAATCTTTGATGAGTTGGTTGATGAATATATCGAAGAAGGATACTCTGAAGAAGATGCAATTGAAATTGTCGATGAGGCAGTTGATCTTTATATTGATGAGGTTCTCTGTGAGGTAAGTGACTCTTATTATGATAGTGCCGTGAGAGCATCGAAGAAGGCAGCACAGGGCATTGATAAGGCAGCAAGACAGAAGAGGAGAGCAGGTCAGGTCAGATATGCCAAGAGAAAGGCAGGAGAGGCACTGAAGAGAGCAGGAGATAAGGTAAAGGGTGCTGTTGCTGGTGTTCAGATTGCTGGTTCTATTGCAAAGGATGAGGCAAAAAGAGCAGGTCGTAAGGCAGCACATGCTGTTACAAGTGCTCCTGGAAAGGCAAAGGCATCGGTTGATAGAAAGAAGAAAGGCATCAAAGGATTCATCAAGCGTCAGGCACAAAAGGTTGTTGATCGCATGAGTGAAGAATTAGAAGCAATTGGAGAAGATTCACGTCGTATGAGCAATAAGCAACATACTCAACGTGTAAGATCTAATATTAAGTCCTTTGGAAGTAACTATACTCCTCCAAATAACTATGATCCTGATGCTAATCGTGGTCAAGGAGAAGTTCTTACTCGTAAGCAGATTGAGAAGAAACGTCGTAAGGCACTCCGTCAGGAAGAACTGGAAGCAACCGGATTGTTCTCTGAGAAGGAGATTGAAGCAATCATGGAAGCAGAAATGAGTGAGGGTTACAAGGAGATTGATGCTAAAAAGCACGGTCGCATGTATGACAGATACAAGAAACTGAGATCTGCTGCTATCAAGGATGCTCAGGATTCTGGTGAAGCATCCGGAACCAACAGAATGAAAATGGGTAAGATGAGTGCTGCTATTGATAAGTCCTCTGAGAACTTAAGAAAGAAGCAAACTAAAGATCAACTCACCGGTAGAGGTTGATATAAAACTGACATAATTCTTTGAGAGGGCTTGACACCCTCTCTTTTTTTGTCTAGAATAGGTTTGTTCCCGTTAAAGATAAATAATAGCTCATAATATTAAACAATATGAGCTATGAGAATCCCTGGCATTTTGAGGGAAAACCTTTTTTATCTGAGAATATTAACGATAACTTCGGTTTTGTCTATCTCATTACAAATCTCACAAACGGTCGCAAGTACATCGGTAGAAAATACTTCTGGTCATTTAGAAAACCACCAGGTAAAAAAAGAAAAGTAAAACAAGAATCTGATTGGAAAAAATATTATGGTTCTTGTCCAGAATTAAAAGAAGATATAAAAAAGACTAACAATAAAATATTTTTTAAAAGAGAAATAATTTCTCTTCATTCTACTAAGGGTAATTGCAACTTTGAAGAGACAAAACAACTGTTCTTAAATAATGTCTTATCTGAGGCACTTGACAACGGCACTCCTGCGTTCTATAATAGCAACATTCTCGGACGCTACATGCGTAAAGACTATGGTAACTTTGGAAGACACCCTTCAGAAGACTCATGATTGGGCAGTCGATAGAATGCACACTCTCTGTGATATGAAAACATATGATGCATTAGAGTCAGTCGAGAATGCTCATGCGATTCAATCAGAGTTTGCCGAATGGCTTGATCCTGAAGTTGAAGACCATGAAATCTACTCTTTAGAGTATCTTGGTGAATAAATTCCTATATAAACAAAATTGTGCCGTATAAGAAGTTTAATTTCTATAACGGATGCTGAGTTCTATTAATTTAATGATTAAAAAACTACTTGCTCTTTCTTTGATTACTTCTATTCCTGCTGCTTGTGCCTATCCAAATATTACTGAAATTGAGAATCCACCAGAAGTTGATGTTTCTGTAAATAAAGAAAAAGCAATCAAATTGGAAGTTGTTGACAAGAAATGGACTTGCCCAACTTGTAATTACAATGAAAAGTATGTTCTAGAAAAACTTCAAGAAAAAACTAAAATCTCTGATCGTAATGCACTTGCTACAATCATGGGAAACATTAAATCTGAAAGCAACTTTCATCCCAATATCTGTGAAGGAGGGGCAAGAGTTTCATATGATCAGTGCCACAGTGGTGGTTATGGATTAATTCAATGGACTTCCATTGGTCGCTATCGTAACCTTGGTAAGTTTGCTGTTAAATATGGTTACGATCCTTCTACTCTTGAGGGGCAGACTGCTTACATGATTAATGAATCTGTATTTCAGCGTTATCTTCCTGAATTTGAAGGTCCTGGTAAGACAGTCGATCAGTACATGGTTTCTGCCTATTACTGGTTGGGTTGGGGTATCAAAGGATATCGTCAACACTATGCATATGACTACACTAAAAAAATGATTTTAGCATGATCAAACAAGTAATTAAAAGTATTAAACAAATTTTTATTCTTCAAAGTAAATTTGAAGAAGATAAAGTTAAATGTTCTATTGATGAACAAAAAGTTAATTGTTTTGATTTAGAAGCACCTATTTTTGAGTATGGTCCTGGACATTTTACTCAGAGATATGGATGGTTTGGTGGTAGGAAAGAACCTGAAAATAATACATATGTTTCATATATTGGTATTCCTGCACCAGCATATTTGAAAGATGATGAGTGGTTTGGTCCTGCACCAATTAAATCTCAAAAACAAGTTGATTATATGGTTCAAGAACTCGAAATCAAACGTCAAGAACGGGAACAAAATTTCTCTATTGAATCTGAAGATATTCATCAAAAAATGTATGAGATTGCCACAAAGAATCACAATACAACTATTCAATTGAATCCTCTTGGAGGTTCTGAAAACTTTCAAGAAGGTCCTGGTGGATGGAACTCTGGTACTGGTTGGGGTCGGGTTCAAAAATGAATCAAGATTGGCGCTATAGTGAAGAACGTATGGATGTAAGAACTCAAGGATTGAATATCCTTCTCAAAAAATATGGTTCTGAAATCTGTTCTGACGGATCACCTAGATATTCAACTCAATCCATTTACGAATGTGTTCATGATTGGGTATCTCAAGGTAACATTCGTACCGATGGCATCACAAAATACTATGAGGATTATTACGCATGAAAAAAATTATTATGGGTTTACTTGCTGCTGCAGCAATGTCTGTACCAGCAATTGCTGAACCCACTAAAGGTTATTACACCATGGATTCCATGGGGTGCATGTTACTTAGAGAGTGTACCAATGGAATCAAACAAGTCTTTAGTCTTTTGGATATTTCTAGTGAGTATCCCAATACTGATGATTTTTATCCTGTTGCTAATGAATTCAACTCCATGCTTGTTGCCCTTGATCAAATCGGAGTTGACGTGTTTTTAGCAGACGAAAAGTATTTCCCTGTTGGTCACCGTGGTGTTTATCATACAGTTAGTAATAATTTTTTTCTCAATAAAACGTTTATGAAACGTCCTCATGTATTAATGAGTGTTATGCGTCATGAAGGATGGCACGCTGCTCAGGATTGTATGGCAGGAACGATTGAAAATAATATGATTGCTATTATCATGCCTGAAGAGGAAGTTCCTATCATTTGGCGTGTAATGGCAGAGCGTACATATCCTCCTAACGCTTTGCCATGGGAAGCAGAAGCAACCTGGGCAGGTAAAACTGAGGGTATGACAATGAAAGCACTCCATGCTTGTGCTGTTGGTAATATGTGGGAAGTTTATGATCCTACACCTATGACTAGAGAATACTTAGTAAAAGAAGGTTATTTACCTAAATAATAACATTCTAACTAAGAAAAACCAGCCGAGGAGAGTCCTGCGAAACTCTTTAAGTGTTATAATGGTGGACTCTCTGTCGGAAAACAATTTTCAAGTATGTCCAACTTAACAAGAGATTTGTTAATCAAGACAATCGTCGCAACGGAAATGCAGACATGCGACAGTCCTGATTATACTCAAAAATTAAAAACGACTTATCATAAATGGGAACATGAATCTAGTTCTGTTCTCTGCCAAAAATTTAATCAAATACAAAACACAAATATTACCGTAGACTTGCTTAAACCATAAATAACTGAGCCTTACTCTATACCTATGCTAGGAAATAAATCTAAAGCAAAGGAAGTAGAAGAGAATAGGGGACATGATGAAGATAAGAGTGAAGTTCTTGGTAATCTTGTGAAAGTTGTTGTACTTATTTGGTCTGCATCTCTTCTCACATTCAGTTACGTTAGACTTCCCAACGGTCAGAAGATTCTTGACTTTGACCCTACCTTTATCGCATCCGTGTTTTCTGGATCGCTAGCTGCCTTTGGATTGTCTCCTGCCAAAGCAGGTGGCGGTAATGCTAATAGTAAAGCAGTAGCGAAAAAAGAACCTGAAGTTGTTTCTGCTGTGGAGCCAAGAAAAAATGCAAAAACTGATTAACGTAGTGGCACTTCTATCTGGACTGACCTCATTGGCAGTCATCGGTGGGAGTGTTTATTTGTATAAGAATGCTGACGTGATGATGGAGGATGCTAGGAAGAAGTTATCTGCTGCTGCTGTAGAAGCAGTTAGTAATGCTCTCCCTGGTATGTTAGATGCTGTTGTGCCAGAATTACCTGAAGTTACTGGTCCTGCTATGCCAACTACAACTGGTCCTGCTCTACCAATGCCATGAAATTACGGAAGTCCGATGTAACACCTACCGAGGAAACACCAATGGAAATGCCAACAAAGAAAAGATCGCCAATAAAGGTAGCGGCATTGGCATTAGGTGCTCTGGTAGGTGTATCTCACATCGGACTTCTGGGTTATGTGCTTAGACCACAAGAGCAAGTACAACAAGTTCCTACTATCAATATTCCCCACGGTCCATATTCATCCTACAGAATCAAAGCTGGTAAGGATGGATATGAGATTGAGTATCGTGCTGATGATCCTAAAGTATTAGAGTCGGAAAGATCTTTACATTTGAACCAAGAGAAGAGGGGACTATTTGGTGGTGGCACTACCAATCGTGATGAGTATCGCCGTGACCAATATACTAGAGAAGGCACACGCAACCTAGGAGGCGTTTCAGTAGATGCTGAGGGAAAGCACGTTGCACAAAGCGCCGAGTGCATAGCGGCGGACGCTGGAGCAAGGTCACAAGGTGCGATGGCAGGAACCGCAATTAGTGCTGGTCTCATCGTTCCAGCAGTGACTAACATTCCTTATATTGGATGGTTGGCAGGTGGTTGGGCACTTCTTTTAGGACAAAATGCAGGATCAGAACTTGGGTCTGAGATTGGTAGTGCATTCAATGATTGTTAATGAACTTATTTTTAAAACCTCTTGCCGATATTAATGACCCTGTTTGGTCTGTAATTATACTTTTAGGATGTGGACTTGCATTCACAATGTATTGTGTTGTCTATATACTTCGTATGTCTTTCTCTGAAATGAGCGATGAGCGATCTGACAAATAAGGATGCTGAACAGGATTCTAAACTTGCTGTTCTGGAAAGTAGAGTAGAAAGTTTTAGAGAAAGAGTTATTAGTTTAGAGGAACGTATGAAAGAAGTTCCTCAAATGAGTGAGTTAGATTCTTTTGCAAGTCGTATTGAAAAACAAAATGATGACCTTAAGAATAGGGTCAGACAACTAGAACGTTGGGTATGGGGTGCTGCTGCAGTCATTGCGGTTGGTGCATTTGTGATTGGTATTGCAGCAAACGCACAGGAGGTAAATCATGGGAGCAATGACCCCACCAAGTCGGAAGAGTTGTTACAACTTCCGAGTTATAGAAATTAATCGTGTTGTCGATGGTGATACTAT